CGAAACCACGCGCGCGCGTTCCCCAACCCCATACCCCATAAATACACACACACCTAGCGCGAGCGCGCGAGTTTCGATGGTCCTGAGAAAGCACTCGATCGACGCAACGCCGTTCCACCCGAGCGTAATCGCCCTTGCTGAGCAGGAGGTCGATCTCGAAACGCTGGAGGCGTGTTGTGCCGAAGCGAGGAAAGCGAAGCCGAACGAATCTCTGTCGGTCGGGTACATCGTGAAGAAGCTGGAAGGCTGGAAGGCACAGGCGGCGTCTGTCGACGTGCGCGGTGCGCAGCAGAGGCCGAAGGCAGTGACGTCGTGGACCCTGACGCCTCAGGCGATGAGCGCGAAGGCTCGCGAGCTTGGGATATCGGATGCTCGCCCAGGCGAGACGGAAGCGCAGTTCAAGGCTCGCATCATCGAGGCCATCAACGCATCGGAGGCGGCATGAGCCAGAACAAGCGCCGGCAGCCGACGAAGACGGCTGCTGAGCAGTTGGAGCAGATCAAGAAAATCCTGAGCGTGCCGCAAAAGGAGCGCAAGGCACCGGTCGTGGGACCGACGCGCGCGCCGAAGCACTTCACGGAGGTGGACAAGTGATCCGCACGCTTAAGCCAAAGATCTGCAAGGTCTGCCATCGCGAGTTCACGCCGTTCCGGAGTTTGGCTAAAGCCTGCTCCGTTCCATGCGCTCTCGAATGGGCACGACATTGCGCGGCGAAGAAGGCGGATAAGGAAGTGCGTGAGGCGAGGCTTAAGGCAAAGAGCCGCAGTGAGCATCTGGCCGATCTGCAAGACGCGTTTAACGCCTGGATTCGCCTTCGTGATGCCGGCCAGCCCTGCATATCGTGCGGCCGGATGCATAAGGGCCGCTGGCACGCGGGGCACTACCGGTCGGTTGGATCGGCTCCGGAACTTCGGTTCGAGCCGCTGAACGTCCACCTCCAATGCGCTCCCTGCAACCTGTACCTGTCAGGAAACCTGACCGCATACCGAATCAACCTGATCGAGAAAATCGGACTCGAAAAGGTCGAATGGCTCGAGGGCAAGCATGAGCCGATCAAGCTCACACTCACGCAGATCGAGCAGATGAAGTCGCACTACCGCGCCGAGGTCCGGCGGATGAAAAGGGAGGCAGCATGAGTAAGAAACGTAAATCATATCGACCGCGCCCCGTCAGGCTGAATGCCTGCACGGCGGCGCTCGAACGGAATCGTGTCATGAAGCAGTCCGTGACGGCGGATTTCACGGACGATCTGGAAATTGCGGCGCTGGCCGCCATCGATGCAGTTGCGCGCGGTCATGGAACGAAGGACCAGTGGGACACGCTGGCGAACTGCCTGAACCATGGATGGCTACTGGCGAAGGCCGGCCTCGGAGCTGAGGCGCACGAGATGTTCAACGCCGCGCATGAGGCAATGCGCCGGATGGTTCCTGTTTACCACCAGACTGGAAAGCTCACGTTCCAATCAAAACCCGATCAAGAAATCATCGGATCGGCGATCGAGATCTGGATCGAACAATTGAAGATGATCACTGTCGGCGAACTCTCTGCGGCAATGCAGGTCGTCGAAGAGAACTACTGGAAGCATCGGGAGGCATGATGGCTGGGTTCCCTTACTCAGATGACGAAATGAAAGCTTTGGCGGAAATCAGTAAGCAAAAGCTCGTTCTGAAAAATCATATGCATCATTTCCCAGGACGTAGCTACGAGGCCCTGAAGGAAAAATGCCAGCGCATGGGAATTCTCGTGATTCGAGTGGACGGATGGACTGAGGAAGACGATGAGGTATTGCGAGAAATCTACCAGAGCAATTCAACCATCAAGGCCTCCCTCGGGAAACGGCTCCCGCGCCACTCCTACACTGCCGCGAAGACTCGTGCGCGCATTCTTGGATTAGCCGGGAGTAAGGCACCCTGTACGGACATGTCCAAATCGGTAATCAAGGCGGCAATGGTGAACTTGCTGTCGAAGGGTCAGCCGATGACGTCTAGAACGATCCGGATGAAACTCGGAAGCTGCCGAGATTGGGTCAACAAGATTCTGAATGCCGGCCACAGCACGGAATTCTACATTGCTGACTGGGAGCGCGTCGGGGTTCATGGGGTAGCTCCATTGTGGCTGGCAGGAAATCTCCCGGACGCGCCGAGACTTCCACGGAAAGACATCTCGCAATCAAAGCGAGAGTACAAGCGGCGCCAAGTCGTGAAGAAAGGGGAATTCAACCCATGGGCGCAGCTTGGCGTCACTCCGAAGATGGAGGCGATCCCCTCGCGCGTCTTCAAGCAAGACATGACCATTCACCTCGACCATATCGACGAAATGGAGGCAGTATGAAGAAGGTAAGTGGGTGTGGCGTTTATGGCGGAGACATGACTCGGGATGCATCGAGACTTGAGAAAATATGGGATGAAGTTCAAGCGCTGAATCGGGCGGTTGGGCCCTGGGGAATTTTCGGGAAACGCAAGGGGGCGTAAATGGGAATCGACGAAATCAAACTCATCATTCAGGCCCTCGCTGGTCTAGCAGATGGCGCGAAAGAGGGCTTCATCTGGTGGCTCATCATCGAAGGAGCGCTTCCCAAAATACTTCTCGCGATGTTCGGTGCTGGGTTCATCGGAGCCGTCATCTATATCGCGAAAATGATCATCCGCTACAACTCATCTTCTGATAGCGCCGCGGCAGGAATCCGGCAAATTTCGCGGATTGTCGGACAGAATTTGTACGGGAGCTATCTTTCGCCATCGGAAGTGCATAGCGTCGTTGACGCTGTATCCAAGGCCATCCTTGGGAAAGGCGCTTCGGAATGAAATACGACCAACACGAGCACTGCGCAAAGTGCGGGTATCCGGGGAAGACGGTGGAGTACCGAGAGCCATTAACGTTAGTCGGCCACACCGTTATTCACCGAAATGAGGATCTGCGGCTGACGTGCTCGCGGTGTGGCTATCGATGGTTACGGGACTGTCTGGATAAGGATGAAGCATGAAGAGCATCGATGAATTGAAGTCAGAAGATAAGGTGCTCGATGAGCATTCAATTGAAATTCTTTCGCGTGCCCTGATGCCGAGGATTGTTGACACGATCTTCCTGCAGCTACATGCCATTCTCGAATGTTATCCAGATGCGCAACAGGCAATCCGCAAGGTCATATTCCCGCAGGAGGATTAATGGAAGACGAAATCGCAGCGCGTTGGGTCTGGTGGTGTCGGACGCGGCATTATTTCGCGCCGCGTGTGAAGTCAAACATCTTGGCTCGCCTCAGACCGGGCGGACGAAACTTCGAGCCTGATGCATTCCTGGACAAGGAAATGCCTTTCTTCAATATGGCCGTCCATGCGCTTTGTGAGTCGGCCATATACGAGAAAGAGGCCACTTGTTTCGTGGGGATGCACTGGTACGACGTGAACATAAAGGCATTCGCAAAAGAGCAGGAATGTGCCCGCGGAACGATCTACAATAGGGCTAGGCGGTTCGCTCGGCATGCATACCTTTTGTCTCAGTCGATCGCTAAGATTCACGGGATGCATGGTGCCGACAAGTGTTCAATCTTAGTTGAACAAAATAGTTGTACCATCGATTGAACACTTTGCCTTAAAATTGGCTTTGTTCAGATAGGCTGCATCATTGCCTCTTTGAATGTTGTGTCTCCTCCACGGCAAACCCCATGCCGTTAGCCCGCCTAGAGCGGGCGTTTTTATTTCTGGATCCCGAAATGGCGAAGCTCACTACCAAAGCGCGCAAGAAACTGCCCGCGAAGGATTTCGCTGGTCCGGGCCGATCATACCCAGTGAATGACAAGAGCCACGCGGCGAACGCAAAGGCTCGCGCCAGTCAGGCTGTCAATGCCGGCCGTATGTCGAAATCACAAGAGTCGCGGATCGACCGCAAGGCAAATGCTGTCCTGAAGGGCAAGCGAGGCCGATGATGTGGCGCGTATTAGGTTGGATCGTCGCCATGGCTGTCTTGGCTGTCGCCATTGTGACGATCGTTGACCTTGGCCGTGCTGTCGCAGGATGTAAGTGAAATGGAAGACGCTTTTCAAACCGACGATAACCGAAAGGAAGTGCGCGTTGAGGGTGGCCGCTTTGCGCCTGGTACTGCGGCTGGGCCCGGGCGTCCTAAGGGATCGCGAAACAAGCTCGGCGAGGAATTCCTGTCGAAGCTCCACGCTGATTTCGTGGAACACGGCGCCGCGGTCATTCAAACGGTGCGCACTGAAAAGCCGGATGTCTACCTCAAGGTTGTGGCTTCGATCCTCCCGACTCAGATGGAAGTCAAGATCGATCCAATCGAGGAAATGAGCGATGCAGACCTCGATCGATACATCAAGCAGCTTGCTTCCGCAGTCGCCCGATATGACCAGCTTGAAGATGCAGCTGGCGCGGGCGCTCAAGACGAAGCACGACCGCTCGCGCACTAACAAGCTCCGCGATTACCAGCCGTACCCCAAGCAGCGTGAGTTTCACGCGGCTGGGGCGGTGCATGGCGAGCGCCTGTTTATGGCTGGCAATCAGCTCGGGAAGACGTGGGCTGGCGGATTCGAGGCAGCGATTCATCTCACTGGCCGCTATCCGGACTGGTGGGAAGGCGCCGTGTTTGAGCGTGCGCCGAAATGGTGGGTGGCCGGCGTGACCGGCGAATCGACTCGAGATAACCCTCAGCGCATCTTGGTTGGTCCGCCGCAGATCAAGGATGAGTGGGGAACTGGCTCGATCCCGAAAGAATGCTTGATGGACTTCACCAGCGCCCGCGGCACGCCTGACGCACTGGACAGCATTGTGGTTCGGCACGGTGGTGGGGCTGATATCCAAGCCCAGCACTCGATCGTGCTGTTCAAAGCCTACGAGAAAGGCCGCGAGAAGTGGCAGGGCGACACGGTGGATGGCGTGTGGTTCGACGAAGAGCCGCCGATGGAGATCTACTCGGAAGGCCGCACGCGCACGAACAAAGGCCAGTTGGGCGTATTCAACATCATCACGTTCACGCCGCTGCTAGGCATGTCTGAAGTCGTGCGTTTGTTCCTCGCTGATAGCGAAGTCGAGCAAATGACGAAATGAGCATAGGAACCCTGAGAAAACGCTATCTGAGATGAGGAAATCAGCACAATGACCCGTCATGTTGTACGCGCCACGATCGACGATGCAGTGCCGTGGGTCTATTCGCGCGAACAGGCTGACGCGATTATCGCTGGCTACCCCGCTCACGAGCGCGACGCTCGGGCGAAAGGCATTCCGATTCTCGGCTCTGGTCGGGTGTTTCCGATCTCCGACGACGATATCACCATCGAGGCATTCCCGATCCCTCGGCATTGGAAGCGGATAGGCGGATTGGACTTTGGCTGGGATCACCCGACCGCAGCAACGAAACTGGTTCATGACGCAGACGAGGACGTGATCTACGTGACTAGCGAATACAAGGTGCGCGAACAGACGCCGTTGATTCATGCGGGCGCGCTTAGGCACTGGGATGGTCGCGTAAGTTTGCCATGGGCATGGCCGCATGACGGCTTGCAGCACGACAAGGGATCGGGCGAGCAACTTGCGGAGAAGTACCGCGAGCATGGACTCGAGATGCTGGACGAGCGCGCGACGTTCGAAGATGGATCGAATGGCGTTGAAGCCGGCGTGACC